GATGTATACGAAGCATAAGCGGATCCATCATAGGATAGACTGGGAATGCTGTGTTCCGAAGATCATAAATGAAAAATACCGGAAGGAGGTGCGGTAGTGTGGAAAATATTGCAGGTGATAAGATGTTCGCTCATGTAGAAAGAGCATTGAATGATCGCAGACCGATAACAGCAGATATATTTTTGACTAATTATTGCAATAACAAATGTCCGTATTGCACTTATAGACGGTGGGAACTGGAAACAGGAGCATACTCAATGCGGTATGAAGAATTTGTGGAGTATGCAAAAAGACTGCTCGAACTTGGCGTAGAAGGTTTTATCCTGACAGGTGGAGGCGAGCCTACATTGTGCAGGGATTTTAAGAAGATTGCAGACTGGTTGGAGGCACACAATATTCACTATGGAATTAATACAAATTTCAATGAGGTGCAGTACATAAGACCAGACTATTTGAAAGTTTCCCTGGATGGATGGGATGAGGACAGCTACGAAAAAAGCCGAGGCGTAAGAGCATATAAAAAGGTCAGAAATAATATTCAGGCATATGCGGAATGGAAAAGAAGAGAAAGCCCGGAAACAACATTGGGTATTCAGAGAGTGGTGAGCTGGCCAGATGATGTATATAAGTTCTATAAAGCAAATTGTGATCTTGACGTTGATTATATGAGCTTCCGTCCGATAGAAAGCACAGGGGGTATAGCATACCTGGACGAATATTCAGATGCTCATATCAAAGAGATTGTATACACGATTGAAGAACTGGCAAAGAAAGACAGCAGGGTAAAGCTGAATTTCAAATGGAATATGATTGATGAGCAGGAAAGTACCTGTATAGCACAGTGGGCGCAGATTGCAGTAAATGAGCATGGACAAGTGATGTATTGCTGTCATAAGCCATATGAGATCATAGGCCATGTGATGGACAGTAACATCCTGGAGGCTAAAGCAAAAGCCAGAACAAATATGGCAAGATGCGATATTCCATGCAGAATGACGGCACCGAATATGTTTATGGCACAGATGGAGGAAGAGAGAAAAGACCCATATTTTATCTGATTTTCTCAAATAATGACAGAACAGAGAGGTGGTGACGGTGCCGAATGAGGAAAACTTAAAAAAAGGTGAGCCATATCGCTTCCGAACAGGGGAACAACAGGTGGAAACAGCCAGAAAAGGCGGCATCGCATCAGGTGAAGCACGCCGCAGGAAGAAAGCCATGCGAGATACCGCTAAAATGCTGCTTGATATGCAGGTTCCGAAGGCTGCGAAGGAGTTGAAACAAAAGCTGGCAGTCATGGGAATATCTGAGGAAGATTTTACATATCAGACAGCGGTAATGGTGGGCGTTATCAATCAGGCAATGAAAGGTAACACAAAAGCAGCTGCATTCCTGCGTGACACTGTTGGAGAAAACCCGGCACATGAACTCAGGGAAAGAGAGCTCGACCAGAAGATTACAGAGTTTGAATACCATAGACAGCAGGAGGAAGCACAGAGGAAAGAAAACGAGAGTACATCTTCATTGGCTGATGCAATAGAGGAGGCGTACAGGAACAGGATGGAGGCTGAGAAAGATGCTGAGCAATGAGGCCATTTTATATTATGCCAACCATCCGGTGGAATTTGTACAGGATATATTAAAGGCAGACCCGGATCCTGAACAGAAAAAGATATTGCGAAGCCTTGTTGAAAACCAAATGACAAGTGTTCGCTCTGGACATGGTATCGGTAAATCGGCAGTAGAAGCATGGTCCGTAATATGGTTCATGTGTACTCACCCATATCCGAAGATACCATGCACAGCCCCAACACAGCATCAGTTATTCGATATCCTTTGGGCTGAGATCAGCAAATGGAAGCGTAACAATAAGACGCTGGATTCAGAATTGATATGGACAAAAGAAAAGTTGTACATGAAAGGCCATGCCGAAGAATGGTTTGCAGTAGCACGTACTGCAAGTACGCCAGATGCTTTGCAGGGCTTCCATGCGGAACATATGCTTTATATCATAGATGAGGCCAGCGGTGTTGAAGATAAAATATTCGAACCGGTTCTTGGTGCTCTTTCGACACCAGGAGCAAAATTGCTTATGTGTGGAAACCCGACCCAGTTGTCGGGATTTTTTTATGATAGTCACAATAAGAACCGAGAACAGTATTCGACATTCCATATTGATGGTAGAAACAGCACGAGAGTATCACAAGAATTTGTGCAGACGATCATCAATATGTATGGTGAGGATAGCGATGTATTCCGAGTGCGTGTTGCTGGCGATTTTCCCCTTGCCGAGGACGATATTTACATACCGCTTCCGTTGGTCGAGAAAAGCATTGCAACAGAATACTTTCCGAGGAGGCATCCGCAGATCATTCATATTGGTTGTGACGTTGCGAGGTTTGGCACTGATAAGACAGTTATAGGGTATCGTACTGATGAGAAGGTGCAGTTCTTCAAGAAACGAGTAGGACAGGACACGATGAAAACTGCTGATGATATCGTTTCGTTGGGAATGTTACTTGTATACCAGTATGGATTAAAGCCAGACATAGATGAGCCTATACCGATAAAGATTGATGATGGAGGCGTAGGCGGTGGAGTAGTTGACAGACTGAGACAGATCAAGAGGAATAATCCAGAGCGTTTCTGGTGGATGGAAGTATATCCAGTTAAGTTCGGGCAGAAGATCAGACACAAGTTCTTTGATGATAGCACAACATATATGATGTCTGTTCTCAAAAAGCTATTGCAGCCGTTTGATGATAACGGACTTCCAAAAGATGTTGAAATTATCCTTCCGGATGATGATGCTCTTGTGGCTCAGATATCTGGAAGAAAGTACGAAATGACGGAAAACTCAAAGATCAGAGTTGAAAGTAAAAAGGTTATGAAGGCCAGAGGAGTACAGTCACCTGATGAAGCAGACTGCATATTGCTGGTATGCCTACCGGTTAAGAGGCCGAAGAAAAAGAAAGGGGCAACATAAAACATGAGTGGAAAAGCAAAAGGACAGGTCAAGGCAACAGTGATAAAAGCTGCGGATCCTGTAATATCAGCACCGGTTAAAAAATCCGATGCACCATCTCAGGTTACGGTAGAGGAAGCGGTCAATGCTGGTGATTGGATAGAACCGCCAATGATGCTGGAAGGCCTGAAAAATATGGTAACAGAAAGTTCTATATTGCCACAGTGTATAAGGGCTTATAAAAATAATATTGCCGGTTTCGGAATTGGAATCCGATATACAGTAGATCAGGAGGAAACGCCAGAAATGAAGACAGAGTTCGATGCCATCACAGAGGTTGTAGAACTCCTGAATGTAGATCAGGACACAAAACAAGTATTTGAGAACATAGTGGAAGCCAGAGAGACATATGGAATCGCATATCTCGAAGTTATCCGGAATCTTGACAAAGAGGTTCAGCAGATAGAATTTATCAAAGATACTCCGAGCGTGAGAAAGTCAAGACCGATGGAACCATACGTTGAAATACCGTACTTCCATCATGGGAAAGAGACAAAACGCAGAAAGAAATTCAGGAAGTATAAACAGGAAATATGTGGACGGACAGTTTATTTCAAAGAGTTTGGCGATCCTAGAATCATGGATTTAAGAGATGGCAGATACGTTCCAGAAGGCGCAGGCTTGGAGCTTAGATATCAGGCCAATGAAATATTAGAGTTCGCCATCGGACCGCAGCCATACGGAGAAATACGTTGGATAGGACAGATTCTTGGCGTAGATGGAAGCCGCATGGCAGAGGGATTGAATAATAATTATTTCTACAATGGTAGGCACACGCCACTTATGATCATGATTCGTAACGGTACTTTGACAGATGATAGTTACAGTCATCTCAAAGAGTACATGAACGATATCAAAGGGGAAAACGGTCAGCATGGATTCCTACTGTTAGAGACAGAAAGTGTGGATGGACGTTCTGATTTTGATGATGATAAAAAACCAGAAATTGAAGTGAAAGACCTGGCAAGCATCTTGCAGAAAGACGAACTATTTCAGGAATATCTTGACAATAACCGAAAACGTGTTCAGTCGGCATTCCTGTTACCAGATTTATATGTTGGATATACCACAGACTTCAATCGTGCAACAGCACAGACGGCGCAGGAGGTAACAGAACAGCAGGTGTTCCAGCCCGAGAGAACATCTCTGGCATGGGTTATCAATAATAAATTGTTGAACTGTTATCGTTTTCAATATGTGGAGGCTTACTTCCTGGCTCCGGATATCAGTAATCCTGATGATATGTATAAGCTCCTGAATGTAACAAACAATGCAGGAGGCATTACACCGAATATGGCGAAAGAAGTCATCTGTGATGCTTTAGGAAGGACTTGTGAACCGTACACAGATGAGTGGGGCGATGTACCGCTTACAATCTGGAAGGATAAAGCAGCACAGACGGATATCAGTGGACTGATGGGACAGCTTACAAAGCAGATTGAGAAAGCCCAGGGAAAGAATGAACCAGATCAGGTTGTTGCAGTAATGAAAGAAGTCAAAAAGTTGCTTGTGAAGATACAGAAGCAGGAGGAGAATCATGCAGCTTGATACGAAACCATTGATAGATGCAATAAACAGGCTGATTGCAAAAGCAGATGATGATCTGAAAGATTCTTTAGAAGCAGAGGGCTATGTAGCAGCCAGTGAACTTGTAAAGAATATCAACAAGTTAGAGGATGCCATAGACGATGTATTGGATGCAGATTCTTTGGAGTTCCTGGAAAAGATTGAGGCGGCAACAGGAGTAACCGACTTTATAACCGATATCTGGCCGGGAATAAAAGACGCTGGCGATCTGGAAAAGGCACTGAGAGAGATATTCAGGAAACAGTTTGACGATATGTTCAGGGAATTTACGTATCAGTGGGTTCTTGCCGAAGACCCAGTGCTTGCAACAGAGGTGGAGGAAATCACAAAGCCTGCAGAAGCATTCATTCAGGGATGGTCAGGAGAACTTGCCCGGATTATGAATCTGAATACCAAAGATGCTATGGAGCGATTACTGTTGAAAGCACAGGAAAAGAAATGGTCCATAGATGAATTATCCGAAGCTATTGGAAACAGTGGCATTCGGGAGCATGGCTACCGTAGTCGGCGTGTTGCGTTGACTGAATCGCTCAGGGTAGAAAGCTACGCACAGCAGGAAAGCATGATTCAGAATCCGCTTGCGTACAAGAAGAAATGGAAACATGTTATGTCTGCTCATCCAAGAGAGAATCACATGGCAATGGGCGGGCAGGAAGTGTTCAAAAGGGAAATGTTCACTCTGACCGGTAAGAATGGTGCAACGTATATGGTGCTTTGTCCGAGAGACACCAGCCTTCCGGTGGAGGAAACGGCAAACTGTCATTGCCTTATGGAAACTATTGCAGATGAAAATGCACTTGGAATGACAGCGGAAGAAAGAGCTGCAGCACGAAAAAAATATATGGATGAGGTTAATGCGGAATACGATGCTTGGGAAAAGAAATTCAAAGAGGACACAGGCATTGAGGAACCGAGGGACGATCCTTCCGTTACATGGAAAATTTATAATTCATATTACGAAGCATACCGAAAGGGTGAAATAGCATGAAACGTAGGCGTTGGCATGGCACAAGGGCACCATGCTTTTTTAATGCCCTGAAATCGAAGATACAGAAATTTATGAAAGGAGCAAAAGAA